TAGTCATGGGGAACTAAGCGGGTAGTGGTCGAAGACCGAACGAAAAAAGTTTCAGAATCCTGGCGGCTATCACCAGGGCGTGTCGGGGCAGGGCCGAAGCCCCGCCCCCGTGTTGCTGCTCAGACCAGGGCCAGGGCCTGGGACAGGGCAGCGTCCTTCAGCTTCCCGGCCTGACCGAACAGGCGCGAGTGGTTGCGGGCAGAGGTCGCCGTCTCGCCGTTAGTGCGGCGCACATTGGACTCGTGGTCTGCGTACTGGGTCACGCTGTTAAACAGCGACCACACGGTGGTGCTGCCTTGCATGCGCTGCTTCGGGTCGTCGAGGTTGCGCGTCCAGCTAGCGACCATGTCCACCGCGCGGGTGTAGCGCGCCTTCTCGCCGCGCGTCTTGGGGTTAGCTTGCAGCGCCCCGTACTGGGCCTCGTACACCGCCTGGAAGAAGCGCTGCACATCGGCCTTGCTAGCAGGCTTGGATGCCATAGCTCGCGCCTGCTGCTCGAACTGGCGGTGGAACGCTGCGCCGTTGCGCATGGCCTCCACCCCGGCCTCGATAGCCACGGCCATGTTGCTAGTGTGGCGCGCTCGCAGGGTGTTCTTGCTACTTGCCTGGGCAAGCGCCAGCGTGTTGGAGCAGACCACGCGCACGCTAGTAGGCAGCACCTGCAGAGCAGCCGTGCCATCGTGGGTGGTCGTGAAGAGGTAGTACGACTCGTTCACATCGTCCCCAGGCAGCACGAACTGCCCAGCGTGGGCCAGCACCACGGCCGTGCGCCGTCCGCGCAGGGTCAGTGCGGACTCCAGGGTCGTGCCGTCCCCGAAGGCGCTGATGCGCGCGGCGAGGTCGAGCAGCTGCCCGTTATCGAACACTTCGTAGCCGTCGCCAGTCACGGCGAGCACCTCGCCCGTGTCCCCGGCGACCTGGGCTACCTTGTCCGGGACGATACGGGGCGCGCCGTCGTCGCCAGTCATGGGCACCACGCCGTCGGCCAGGACGCCGTCGGCAGTGAATACCGGGGTGCGGTCCCCCACGATCAGGGGGCGGGACTCGATGGGGAACAGGAAGCCGGGCAGCTGCCTGCGCACCCGCTCGATGTTGAGGTCCCCCTCAGGGAGGACCTGTCCGAGGCCGTGCCACGCGGGCTGGGCGTTGAAGGCGGCGGCGTCGTTCTCTTGGATGTTGTGGCTCATGGTTGGTTCAGAGGGTTCGGTTGGTAGATCGAATGCAGAAAGTGCGGAAAGTCGGTCAGGGTTAGCTATCCAGCTGGATAACGGAGCGCTCAGGCTGCCCACAGCAGGAACAGCAGGAGCAGGTGGAACGCCCAGGGGAACAGGGCGCGGAGTAGGGGCCTCATCGGGCCTCCTCCACGGCACGGTTTGCGGCCTCGATGAATCGGGCACGGTCCTCACGCGCAATGCGGCGCATGAGCTGAGGGGGAGACTCAACACTGCGGCGGGTCCACCCTAGGTAGCGGGCAGTCACCTGCTGGTGCGAGCCCGCGCGCAGGGCCTCCTTGCGGGTCTTAAAGGGCCCCTCTTGGGGGCGGTAGCCCTTGTGCTGCACCCAGTAGGTGTAGCGGGGCAGGTCGTTTTCCCCGTAGTAGCCGGGGATGAGGCGTCGATTGACGGTGAATGCGTTTTCGTGCTGTCGCGGAGTCATGGTCGGTCAGGGGTAGGGGTGGATCAGATGATGCCGCAGGCGGCCTCGGCCTCGCACTCGGCCACATGCAGGGCGATGTCGTCGAGGTCAGTGCAGCCGCCGTGCAGGCAGTCGATGACGGTCGCGCGGGCCACGCTGGAGGGCGCGTACCAGTACTGCCCCGCGCGGTGCCAGCGGAACCCGTAGGCCTTCAGGGCCTCCCGGTAGGGGGCCGGGGGCACATCGGGGAAGCGGACCTGCGCCTCGCTGTAGTAGGTGCGGCGGTAGCGGCGCTGGACGGTGTTGGAGTAGATCTCGGTGGGCATGGTTCTAGGTGGGTCAGGGGCTAGGCGTTGGGCAGGGCGTTGGTCCAGCGGTCGCGGTGGAAGTCGGAAACCAGCAGCAGGTCGTCCCCGGTGCCAGTGGGCGACCAGCCGCCAACGCAGTAGGCCTCGATCTGCCAGCCGTGGCGCTGCAGCTTGGCGGCGGCAACCTCCAGGCAGGTGTTGAAGTCATGGTCGAACGGAACCGTGAACGGGCGCTCGATGATCCCCAGGTCGTCGTAGATGCGAACTCGATGGCCCACATAGGTGGTCGCGGGGAGGCGGCGGACGCGCAGGGCGCGCATGGGTCGGGCGGTCTGGGTAAGGGTCATGGGATCAGGGGTCAGGCGTGGAAGGTGCGGGCGGGGCGGCCGAAGTGCAGGAGGTAGGCCTCCTCATCGGTCAGGTACAGATCGACGGAGCGGTCGTAGTAGCGGCCCTCGACGCGGTCGTAGTAGACGGTGCGGCCGTTAGAGAAGGTCCAGGGGCCTTCGAGGGGGTACTGGTTGTCAGGGTTCTCGGTCATGACGGGCTGAGCGTGGTACTGGGTGGGATCGAACGGGGAAATGTGGGAATCAGCGGTGCTCCATCGACCAGCGGACGCTGGCGTGCCGGAGGGACTCGGCAATGTCTGCCAGCTGCGGGGCCAAGACCCCGATCAGGATCGCGCGGGCGCGCTCGCGGGGATCGTCCTCATCCTCCTGCAGGTGCCTCGCCGCGTTGCCGAGGCGGTCGGCGCCGTCGTAGACGGCCTGGGCCCGGTGGGCCTCGGAGGTCCAGGGGGACTCGTCCACGACCTCGCAGAGGACCTCGTGGAGGAGATCGTCCTCCAGGCCCGCTGAGGCAAGCTTCAGCCGCGTGTAGTCCCAGGCCTCCAGCCTTTCGAGCACGGCGTCCTCGCAGTCTGCGAGCGCCAGCAGGTAGAGGGGGACAGCGGCGGCGCCCACTGAGTTGACGGCGGAGTGGTAGGCCTCGAAGAGGTCTTCGCGGGGGTCGGACATGGGAGTGCTCCTAGGCTTGTGGTTAGGTCGGGACAGACTGCCCCCTGGGCAGAATCGGTGTGTCAGGCTCAGGGGGTGGATGATGGGTTGGGTGAGGTGAGCCAGCAGGCCGAGCCAGGGGTGAACCTGCTCGACCTGCCGTGCTCGCTTGCCTGCTGTGAAGGCAGGCAGCATCGGATCCGCTGCTCGCTTGCCTGAGCCTGTCACGCTCAGTCTCGCGGGCTGCCGGGGCGGTTCCCGGTGTCCCAGGCTCGCGGCTGCAGCGCGGCTGGCCGTGCCAGCCTGCCCGTAGTGGGCGGCGCTCGCCGTCAGGTATCGGTCGCTACTCGTTCCGGCCTGGGCTCTTGGTCGTTCCTTCGGGCCGCCACTTCCCCAAGCCACTGGCCGAGGGTTCCTTCGAGGGGCCAGCGTCACGGACTCGCGCGGAGGGGCTGGCGGGCACTTGGTTGTCAGAGAGCGGGGCGCTCAGCGCCCAGCGTGTCCGGCCCGCGCTATCGCAGCGGGGGCCGTCCTCGACCGTCACGGTGTCAGCCATGGCAAGGCGGCAAGCGACCAGGGGCGCGCCCGGCGCAAGGCGCCAGGGCTGCGGGCCCACCGGGTCACGAGCGGCGCAGGGGGCGCAGCACGATCAGGGAGGGAAGCAGGGAGAGAAAGAGCGGCGGGCGAAGCAGACCTCGACCCGCACAACACCGAGCGGCGATCCGAACGGGAGCGAACCGGGAATTTCAGGAAATATGTTGGACACAATTGGGGCGCCAGACAGCACAAGCAATAGAGCCTGCTTATCAGGTGGGCTGCACGCAGGCGCAGGATCGGCGGAGAGCGGCTGAGCGCGCGCCTGGGGGCCGGGAAGGGTCGAGCCTGGACTCGTGGCCGTCCGGCCGCTACCGTCCGCGAGAGGGCCGGGGAGAGCCCCCGCGTTGCAGCGCAACAGAAGGGACATTATGCGACACGCTAACAGGTGCCGAACGGGGCGGCGGCTATCATGGATGACCGCTGGGTGACCGACGCCGACGGCAACCGCCACCCCCACCCCCACGGGCGGGAGTCATCCGGCCGCTTCGCTCCGGGCTATAGCGGGAACCCACGCGGAAGACCCCCTGGTCACGTGTCCTTCCGTACCTACCTGCGCCGGATCTTTATGGGCGATCCTAATCTGATGGAGGAGATCCTCAGAACGCTCATTCGGGACGGTCAGATAGACAGCAAGATGGCCCTGCAGCTAATGCAGTGGCACGACGGGGACAACCCGGACGCGTTCGACAAGGAGCAGCAGCTTGCGACGGCGCAGGCGACGCGTAACCCTGCGGACGTGCTAATGGCCTGCGTTGCCGCGCTGCGGCAGGCTGGTCTGGACGACGTGGCGGATCGTCTGCAGGAGCCTTTGCCTAGTGGTCAACAGGAAGATTGACGTTGAAGCGGCCCGGAGGCGTATCCGCGAGCTAGCGGAGGACGCTCTTTTGGAGTACTACGACGCGCTCGACGAAACAGGCGACCCGTTAGACCCCAACTGCGTAGCCCTGCTGGCGCGCCACGACGCATTGCAAGACGCCCTGGACCAGATAGAGCCCACTAGGCAGATCCTGCGCTGGGAGCGCGCGGATTGGACCTCCTAGACGTCAAGAGCATCCCCCTAGAGCTACGGGGGCCGATGCAGGAGCTACGTTGGCTACCCCACCGCAAGGAGGACGGCCATCGGGTGCGCGCGATCATGATCGACAGTTCTGCGGGCACCGGGAAGTCGATTGGAACGGGGGCCACATTGGTGCGGTGGTGCCTGGACTACCCTGGGTCCCGCTTTCTTGTGTGCCGCCAGACGCTCAAGAGCCTCAGGAACTCCTGGCAGACCTCTTTTGAGGAGCAAGTTCTGCCTGCATACGGGCTCAGCCCAGGGCGAGGCAGCAAACAGCACCGTCAGGAGTACACGATTGGGGGCTCCACCATCGTTTTGAGCGGCCTGGACGAGCCCCAGAAGCTCTATTCCACGGAATGGAACGGTGTGCTGATGGTGGAGGGCTCAGAGGCCAGCGAGGACAGCTTCGAGCGCTTTTTCCGCTCCCTGCGCTGGCCCAAAGGGGCCCCATTCCACGTCATGGTGGTCGAAACCAACCCGGATTCGCCCTACCACTGGCTCTACCAGAAGTTCATCGAGGACCCCCCTCCGGGCTTCGTGAGGCGCAGGGCCACTTTCCGGGACAATCCGGCGTACTACGACGCCGATGCTGAGGAGTGGACCCCTGCTGGGGCCGAGTTCCGGGACAACCTGCTGTACGGAATGAGCGGGGTGCGCTTCCAGAGGCTCTATGAGGGCCGCTGGGCAGCCGCTGAGGGGCAGGTTTTCGACTGCTTCGACCCCAACCAGCACGTCGTCCACGCCGAGGTCAGCCGTGGAAACGACGGTTACTTCTACGTTTTTGAGCCTGAACAGGAGCCAATCCGCCTGGAGTGGATGGCGGCAGGCCAGGACTGGGGCTTCAAGAGCCCAGGGGTGGTTAGCGTCTGGGGCTTCTCGTCTGACGGGACCGCCTATCTGGTCGAGGAGGTCTACCAGACCGAGCGAGACGACGCGTGGTGGACGGACGAGATCGAGAGGCTCCACGAGTACTACGGCTTCTGGAGGGTCGTCAGCGACCCGGAGAACGCCGCTGGCATAGCCATGGCTAACCGCCGCCTGCGGGCCCGAGACGGGCGCCCCCTGCTGACCTTCGCGGACAAGCACAGCAGCAAGGCCGGTAAGCGCAAGTTCGCCATGGTCATGCACGCGTACCACCTGATGCACAGCGGCAAAATCCGGTTCCTAGAGGACTCCCGGAAGCACGACGCTGACGTGAACCTGCGGAAAAAGCCCACCCGGACGGTCGAGGAGATTCCGGGCTACCAGTGGGCCCCGGTTCGGACGTCCAAAATGTACGAGGCCGTGGGGGGCGAGGGCCCGGCGGCGGACATCCCCATCAAGGTCAACGACCACGGGATTGACGCCATGCTTTACCTGCTATGGGCAGTATTTGAGAAGCACGTCAAACCCCCTAATATGGAGATCTACGAGCCCAGGCGCCCAGAGCACGTTCTGACGCGCGACCCTGAGTACCTGCGGCTTATAAGGCTCCGGGAGCAGTGACATGCTGAAGGACGACGAGAACAGCCTGTATAGCGAGGTCAAAGCGGCCGAAGAGGACCGCGACCTGCACATGCGCCATTTCCGCAAGATGGTGCAGCGCAGTCATGGCCGCGCATACAAAAACCCGAGCAACCTCAGCCACGGCGCGTGCCTGGAGAACCATTACCACGAGTACGTCAGCCTGATGCTGCCGCGACTGGTGCTGGACAACCCGAAGGTGCGGGTGACTTCTCGCGACGAGGCGGCCATGGCGTCTATGGGTGAGATCCCGGACACCGAGGCCCTGGCCCACAGCCTCAACCGCTGGGTCAAAGACACCCAGTTCGACCGCCTCCTGACGGACTACGCGACCGACGGCTTCTACGCCTGGGGCGTGGCCTACGTCTACCAAGAGCCGTATCCCGGCCCGGTGCCCGAGATGGCGCGCGACGGGCTTCTGGAGGACGAAGTGGTGATGCGCCCGCGCGTCATTACCATCGACCCTACCGACGTGTTCTGGGACCCGCTGGCGACCCGCCGTGACGCGGTGCGCTACATGGGCCACTGCTACACGCGTGATCGCGACGACCTTCTTGAGGAGGCGTCCCGCAACCCGGATCTCGGCTGGCGTGAAGAGGCGATCCGTGCGGCGGCTTCTGCGCATCAGGACGATGACCACCTAGAGACGGTGGATCGCGACGAGCTTCGCATCTACGAAGTGTGGATTCCTGAGCAGGTCGTCGATGACGAGGTTGGCGAGCGCGACGGGTTCAACGGCACGCTGTACACGCTGGGCTCTCAGTCTCACAAAGACGGCACCACCGACGGCATCTTCCTGCGTGACCCGCAGCCGTGGTTCGGGCCCAAAGAGGGCCCCTACGTCGTGTGGGGCGTGTACCCGGTGCCGAACGAGACGTACTGGCTGTCCCCTCTGGCTGCCGTCGAAGATCAGGTCCAAAGTCTCAACGACTTCACCAACGCGTTCCTCGATGGCGCTCGCAAGGCCAAGAAGGGCGTAGCCATCAACGCCTCGGAACCGGAGGTCGCTGACGCGATCAAGAACTTCGAGGACCAGGGCGTCTTCACGCTGCAGACCGGCAACCTGTCGATCCGCGAGGCCGTTGTCCCGGTTGAGGTTGGCGGGCCGCACAGCGAGTTGATGCTGTACATGAACGCCGAGCGCCAGCGTCTAGAGCGCGTGTCGGGCATCACTGATGTGCAGCGCGGACAGGTTGGCGGCGGCGGCACTGCTACTGAGGTCAGCATCGCAGACAGCGCGGCAAACATCCGCGTGGAGTTCGTGCGCAAACAGTTCTATCGCGGTGTGCGCGAGATCCTGCGGCGCGTGGCGTGGTACATGCGCGAGGACCAGCGCAGCCGGTATCCGGTGACCGCAGATGTGGCGCGCAGCCTCGGTATGGAGCCGGGGACCGTGTGGTATCGACCGCCGGAAGACGCCACGCCGTTCGACGCCTATGAGTTTGAGATCGACGCGTACAGCATGAACCGGGCTAACGAGGGCCTGTATCAGCGTCGCGTCCTTGAGTTCATGCAGATGTACGTGCAGATGGCAGGCGTTGGCCTTCAGGCCCCGCCGCTGGCGCCCGTCATCGACAAGATGCTGCAGAAGGCCGCCGAGTCGTTGAACCTGCAAGACATGGGCACGCTCATCACCGAGCAGGCTTTGGTGCAGGCGCAGCAGCAGGCCATGCAGATGCAAATGCAGCAGTCGGCTATGGGCTCGTCGCCCTCCCCCATGAGCGCGGGCGCTGCTAACCCTCTGGCTGGCCGCATGGCGGCGAGCGCTAACAACCCCGGCAACATGATGGCGAACGGTGTCTGATGCCCCTGTACGAGTACATTGACGAAGCCAACGACGAGATCGTCGAGATCTACCTGCACGTAGACGAGTGCGACGACATCGGCGCGATTCGTAACCACGATGGGCGCAAGCTGCGTCGAGTCCTTTCGTCGGTCGCGTCGCGAGTAGACAACGGGTTTGTGTCCCGGCAAGTGCATCGCTTCCACCCGGACGTCAAGCACCACACCAAGGAGGGCTGGGCAGCCTTCAACAACCGCAACGAGGCCAGGGAGTTCATCGCGCGCAACAACGGGCGCGACAGCGCCTCCACAGACTGGGGTTTGGACAGCTAATGGCGATCAACTACCGAGGCGAAAGGTTCAGCGGCTACAACAAGCCGAAGCGAACCCCTGGCAAGAGCAAGAAGTTCGCTGTGCTCGCAAAGCAGGGCGACCAAGTCAAGCTCATCCGCTTCGGTGACCCCAACATGACGATCAAAAAGGACCAGCCCGGCCGCCGCAAGAACTTTCGAGCGCGGCACGGGTGTGACTCCAGACCCCCCAGCAAGATGACTGCACGGTACTGGTCGTGCAAGAAGTGGTAATGACCGACGAACTAGAGACAACCAGCGTTGAGCCCCAAGCCGACGCCCCTGCCGAGGCCAGCCAAGACGCTGGGCTCGCTGCGTTTGCAGCCCTAGAGGCCCAGAGAGGCCTTGGGCTGAACGACGACGACGAATATGCGGCGAAGGACTCTGCAGACGCTCTCGCGAGAGGAGAGAGTGCGAGCGACGCTGGGGAACAGGACGACGAGGCGGATTCTCCGTCAAACGAGCCTGTTGTTGCGCGGTCTGAAGAGCGCGAGGCGGCTGTTAGAGCCCTTCGCCGCGCCAAAACTCCACAGTCTGTAATGGATGGGCTGTCAGACGAGGACCTCATTGCGTGGGGTGCTCAGCTGGCGAAGATCCAGGCAGATGTGGACAACAAGCTATCTGCAAAGACGGCTTCGGAATCTGAAGAGGACGGCGACGACACGGTCGAAGCTGCGGACACCCCCGCGCCTGCGCAAGCAGACGCGACCGCAGACATCGACTGGGACGCTCTGACCGCACCCCTCAAGGACACCTTCGGAGACGATGATGCGGAGGCGGTCATCGCCCCTATGCGGACGATGTTTCAGCGTGTCAGCCAGCAGAACCAAATGCTGTCTAACGCTGTTGAGGGCCTCCTGATCAAGGAGAGCTTTCGCCAGCTGTCGGATGCGTATCCGCAGCTTGCTGATCCTGAGCAGCAAGAGGCTGTCAAGGCCAAGGCTCGTTCCCTGAACTGGGGCGAGTACCAGTCGATGGATGACCTACTCCGCGACGCCGCCCGCCTTGAGTTTGGCAGTCCTCGTGACGCTGCAAAGGAGAAGCGGTCTTCTGTTTCACGTAAACGGTCGGCCAGCCAGACCCGTACTGCTGCGCGCAAGGTCGCTGTGCAGCCCGACTCCGACTTCGACAGCGGATTCGAGATGTTCAAGCGACTGGAACAAGAGCACGGGCTTAGCTGACGGCCACTAACCAAGGAGTTCTCCAATGGGATGGACTGACGTTTTCGCCGACTTCGCGGCAACCACTGACGACACTTACTTCGACTCGCCGGACAAGCTGATCAACCAAGCTACCGAGCGGTCCCCTCTTCTGGGCAAGTTCCTGAAGGCTTCCGGCACGGCCAAGATCATTAAGGGCGGGGAGCGGATGCGCTTCCAGACCTTCTTTGACGAGGTCAACACTGCGGTCGATTACGGCGGCCCGAACCCCACGCTCTCGATCAGCAACCCGCAGATCGTGACCG